CCGATTCTCATATTATTTTACTTGATTTGTCTAACACCCCATATACTGGCCGAGAAGCAGCCGATATATTAGAAGATTGTGACATCACAGTGAATAAGAATGGAATCCCCAATGATCCAAAAAGTTTCATGGAAACCTCTGGTATCCGAATAGGTACCGCAGCCGAAACCACACGAGGACACAATACAAAATGGTTCAATGAACTGGCACTCCAAATAAGTCGAATATTATTAAAGGAGTAAAATCATGGCTAAGGCTCGGGGTGGATTGGGTACTGTAGTAAGACCAGATAAAAAGCCAAAGGGAACATCAATCGGCGATGGCCATTTTAAGAGGGCATCTCTCAACAAAAGAAAGAAAGCATCATATAAGAAATACAGAGGCCAAGGAAGGTGAACCTAACGGTTTTCTTCAATGGAATTATATTTGTAGGTCTTTGCATGATGGCGTATGCAGCTTGTATGTATTTGGGAGCTGTATATCACATTAAGAAAGAAACAAAACGGAAGGATTTAGAAGATGAGCAGAAGAGCTGAAATCAGACAGGCATATAAAACAGTGCCCGATGACGAAAACTATTATGTGGTTGATTTATTCGAAAATGATAGACTCGTCCAAATACGAGAATTGCCTGGTAAGAGCAGGCATTATGCTGAAGATGTAGTTGAAAATTGGGAGAGTGGAATCATTCAATTACTAACAGAGTAAAGGAGATGACCTATGACCAGTTGGTGCAAGCAGCTGGTGATTATGGGTTTATTATTGTTACCAACCACAGCGTATGCAGGTTGGAATGACTGGGATAAAAAAGACAAGATATTTTTCGGATCATATGCGGCTTTGACTGCTGTTGATATGTTACAATCAAGATCGGCAATGAGAGATCCTTGTGATTGTTATATCGAGGCCAATCCAATTTTTGGACACTCTCATGTAACCGATAAAGAAGTAATTGTGGCAGGTGCTATTAGCATGGCCGCCATGTACTCACTGATTGAAAAAGATGCGCCCGATTGGGCTAAATGGACTATGATTGGTATGAGAACAGCCGTAGTAGTTAATAATCATTCAATCGGAGTAAGGATAGATGTACGAATATAAAGCTAAATTATTGAAGGTCGTAGATGGTGATACGGTCGATATTGACATTGATTTAGGTTTTGGTATTTGGTTAAAGAATGAGAGAGTTCGCATCATGGGTATTGATACACCCGAAAGTCGAACCAGAGATAAGGTCGAAAAGTTATTTGGCCTTGCAGCAAAGAAGCGGTTAAAAGAGCTTCTTGGCAAAGAATGTGTTTTGAAAACAATGAAGGATAGAAACGGAGAAGATGCCAAAGGTAAATTCGGGCGTATCCTTGGTGACTTTACAGTCTATGATCACAAACATGATCGCTGGTGCTGTGTCACAGAAATAATGATTGAAGAAGGTCACTGTGTAGAGTACTGGGGCCAGTCGAAAGACGACGTACAAGATGAGCATATGAAAAATCGTGAGAAACTCTTGAAGGAAGGCGTTGTCGACCAGAAGGAGTATGATAAGTGGGTGGCAAAACAAAAATAATAAATTGGATTGAGTCTGCTTATGCGCAGACTCTTTTCATGCATGCAAACGTTACCGCAGCGATACTGTGTGGGATGATAGCATGGTTTTATAATCTTAATTTTTTATATTCATGTATCCCACTGAATTTGGTGTGTGCTTGGATCGCAAGTGAAAACGCAAAGTTTTATAGAATAAGGGAGCGAAAGTGAACTAAATGAATAATAATGATCAAGCGAAAATTACGAAAACACAGATTGACAAAATGCAAAAATTGTGTTATAATTTAGCCCATCAAATCTCAATACTTAATAAAGCAGATGTTCAATTTATAGAGTATTGGCTCAGGGATTATGTTGAGGCTCAACAAGGATACATTCCAGACGTTCATATGCCGAAAGATTAATGAATGATATTTTTGTCATTGATGATGTGATATCTAAAGAAAACCAAGACCTAATTGAAAAGTTGATGTTCAATCAGCAACTTGATTGGAAATTTTATAAAGATATTGCTTTGAATGAGAGTGAGATGGCTGGTTTAGGTGTGACCACATTTACCCCAGCAATTGCCTGTTATTTCAAACAGGAATCGCCTCCATTTGAATTGCCTGGTTTCTATAACGCACTTAGGTTTCTACCGACGGAGGCACTAACCAAGGCAGGCAAGACCCTCGACCAGATATTAGATGCTCGATCTTTCTTATCGTTTCCTCTTCATCCAAACGTCAGGCAAGAATACGATAACATTCACGTCGATAGGCCAGACGATCATTGGGTATGTCTCTATTATGTAAACGATATCGACGGAGACACGACTCTATTCAAACAACGAGTGAATAAAGAGATTAAGACCATCAATGAATGGAAATCTGCGAAATGGGAACCCCTACAATCAGTATCACCTAAGAAGGGAAGAGCCGTGGTGTTTAAGGGAGATAGATATCATAGCAGTACAGGTCCGACAAACGGAGTTCGATGTATTCTTAACTTTGATGTAAAGGTAATTTAATTATGAAATATGATTTTATTGAAATAGGCACTTCTGATTTCGACACATTCATCCAACGCGCAAATGATAATACCATAGGGATCTCGGTAGAACCCATCAAGTATTATCTGGACCGTTTGCCCAATCCAAGAGGGGTAAAGAAGTTGAACTGTGCCGTGTCATTAGATGGCAACCACGGCCGGGAGAAGGTATACTACATACCGGATAATGTAATTCAGGAAAATAATTTACCGCCATGGATTCGAGGTTGCAATTCTATGGGCGACTATCATTATCAGCACAAACATCGAAAGCTCCAACATCTTGTCACCACCGAAGAGGTTGACACGATACCAATTGGTGATCTCTTAGACGATAATGAGGTCGGAGAAATAAATGTTCTTAAAGTAGATACCGAGGGAGGCGACTGCTATATTCTTCAGTCCTTTCTTCCTGTATTGAAAGATAGGCCCAAGGGACATTGGCCTAAATTTATAGAATTCGAATCTAACATCCTAACAGCAGAGGCCGTGATTGATGAAACGATCACACTCTACAAAGATATAGGTTATAAGATGGTGAGACGAGGAGAAGAGAATACTCTTTTAGCATTATGAATGGAAAGGGAGATAGGCGAAGACCTATGAATATCTGTTATACGACATACGATTCAAACTGGGACAAGATATTTGGTAAAAAAGATGATGAGCAATCCAAGACCGACAAGTCACCGAAGCCCGATTCGGAAAGTAAAGATTCTAGGCCTAGGCCATCCTAGAACAGGCACGGGATACGTCACAAAGCTTCTCAATCTTTGGGGCATGGATGTTGGTCATGAGATCAGCAGACCAGATGGAACAGTTGCCTGGCCATTAATTCGTGATAGGTTTGACCCACTGTACTCACATAGTGCACTGGGATATCATTTTGCCAAATTATTTCAAGATTATGGCTATAAGAGGCCTGACTCAGATGTCTTGATTTACAATACCCGTGACCCTAGACATACAATTCCTTCGATGGTCTATACGGTATGGGAACAAGGCTCTGAGGCCAATCGTATCATGCGAGATCTAGGCTGGACCCCTTCAGCCAACCCAATCGATCAATCCATTGATAGCATATGTCTATTCGATGACGTAATAAGAAAGCTCAAACCCGACATCTATTACCGGATTGAAGACCCCGATAAAGAGCTATGGGAACAACTGAATTCTAAGTTGTTCGATCTAGGTGGATATGTGGAACATTCTCAACCTGAGAACACAAGGCCCCATCGATCCTTTGAATCAATGATCCAACAATTCGGACCCCCTTCCTATTGCCATCAGAGGCAATTAGATCTCTACTGCAGACGACACAGTTACAGAAAAATAAAATGGTTGACAAATGGGTAAGATTGTTATATAATGGCCCCCTAATAAGGAGATTGATATGGCATTTGAACCAGTAAAGCTACACAAGTGGGAAGATAACATCGAGTCTCGACTGACAGAAGATGCTATCTACATCGTTGAAAATCATTACGATTGTGGTATCGAAGAACTAGGCCAGAAGGAATACGATGAGATCGAGGCCTGGTTAGATGAAAATGAATATACCCTTCTCTACGCGGGGTTTCGTAATGTCTTGAATGAAATCGAAAATAATTTGATGGAATGGGAGGACGACTAAGTGTACCTACCCAATTCCCATAAATATGATTTTTCTGGTCGTCGCCGGAAACCAAAAAAGCCTAAAGGAGAAGTCTATGCGAAATACACGCCACCGCCGTTTCGTCCAATCGAGGCAACTAAATCAACAACGTGTATTTCATATGCTGAACAGAGGCGACTCGAATCCCAGCAGTATCCAAGCCTCCACGACTACAAACCAACCTCAACAGCAGGCCGCAGATCTGAATCAAAACAATATACAGGTGACTACGTCATCGGAATCGCAACGCTCCACAAGAGTAATGCAGTTCCAGTAACCAACCAAAAATATGCAGAAGAAATTTCTGCGATGATCAAGTGAAGATGTCTGGATGTACGCTAAGTCCTAAATAACCACATGAAATACCTCACGCTATTCACCTCAATAGCATTGGCCTCATGTGCCGCCTGGTTCTCAATCGTAGGACTAGCTACAATATTCTCAGGGGCCTTTTATTCGGTAGTCATTATGGCAGGGATACTAGAATTTGCTAAACTAGTCTCTGCCGCTTGGCTACATTATGAGTGGGACAAAATAAATTTTTTGGTAAAGACCTATTTCACGACAGCAATATTATTATTAATGTTCATCACTTCTATGGGGATATTTGGGTATCTGTCTAAGGCCCACATAGAACAATCGATTTCGGTGGGTGGCAACAATGATATACAAATACAGTTACTTGAAAGCAGAATCGAATCTGAAAAGCGAAATATTAGATCAGCAGAATCTGTGCTTGAGAGTCTCGACCAACAAGTACAAACACTTATCGATTATGATAGAATCAGAGGGCCAGAAGGCTCGATTGCTGTACGTGAATCCCAAAAAGAAGAAAGGTCGGAACTTGAAGACACGATCCAAGCCGGCCAACGAACAATCCAAACTTACCAAGAGGAATTGATACCTCTAAGACAAACACAACTAGACCTCGAAGCCGAAATCGGGCCTCTCAAATATATCGCGGAGTTAATATATGGAGATGAAGCAAGTAATTATTTCGATGTTACAGTTAGGTGGGTTATCATTATTATCGTTCTTGTTTTTGACCCTCTTGCTATTATGCTGCTCATTGTTAGTACTGGTGCATTTAAGCGAGATCTTCAAAGACCAAGTAACGCTCTTGTTGACGAAAATCAGATCATGGTGATGCGATGAAAAAATATGAATCAAGTTATAAACCAGCTATCTTTGGCCTTATGATACTCGCAGGTATGTTCCTGTGGATGTTCAGTGAAAATGCCAAGGGAGATACCAAAGACTCACCCTTTATCATTATCCACGATCAATTCTGGCAATTGATGGATACTAGCGAGGCTCATTGTCTTGCACTGAATATCTACCATGAAAGCAGAAGCGATAATCTAGCGGGACAGTACGCTGTCGCAGACGTCGTCCTAAATCGTGTTGAGAATAAGAGGTATCCTAACACGGTCTGTGATGTCGTCTATCAGGGGAAGATGAAGCCCTCGTGGAAAGACCCAGAGAAGATGATTCCAATTCGAAACATGTGTCAGTTTTCTTGGTACTGTGACGGTAAAGATGACACTCCACATGAACTCGAGGCCTGGGCACAGGCTCAATATGTGGCTTATTCCATTTTGAAAGAAGAACATTATCGGGGGATTACTGAAGGAGCTACTCATTACCACACGACGTATGTAGCCCCCTCGTGGAACAAACACTTTTACTCTGTCGGCAGGATAGGAGCTCACGTATTCTTTAGGGCTGAATAAATATCTCAAATGAATTGAGGTGTTTATTATGGTGATAGTAGGTGTTGATTACAGTCTGTCGAGTCCGGCTTTCTGTGTCCATAGTGGTGATGAATGGTCTGTTGAAAATTGCAAATTCTTTTATCTCCTGCATACGAAAACTGGTGGCGATCGTGTCCTTGAACATCGAGGCGATGGCTTCTTTCCGGCACGGCATCCTACATGGACCAATGATTATGACAGATATTGGAAGCTTTCTCGATCGGTTCTTCGTGAGGTCATTCACCACAAGGCAGATGTTGTCTACGTCGAAGGATATGCCTTCGGGGCAGTCGGTCGTGTATTCCAGATAGCAGAGAATGCTGGTGTTCTTAAATATCGATTAGACCAATTAGGGTATCGAATAGAGACACCAGCTCCGACAGAGATCAAGAAATTGGCTACCGGTAAGGGTAACGCCAAGAAAGAACAGATGATTGAAGCGTTTATTGACGAAACAGGGGTTGACATTTACGCTAAGTTTGATATAATACCCAAATCTAAAAGTCCAATCGACGATGTCGTGGACTCCTACTATATAGCAAAATATGGATTCTTGAAAGAACATGATAATAATCTTTAATGGCCCGCCCGCAGCAGGAAAAGACGAGGCCACGGCTCAGTTTGTGAACCGTGGTTTTCGTCACCTGTCTTTCAAAGATGTTTTGATCGACGAAACATGCAAGTACTTTAATGTCAAACGTGAATGGTTCATGGATGGCTATGATGATCGAGCAATAAAAGAAGAACCGAAATCTGCACTCCACGGTTATTCTCGCCGATCGGCTTTGATCCATGTATCAGAAGATGTTATTAAACCAAAATATGGTAAGGATTTCTTTGGCCAGAAGGTCGCGGAGAAGATTGAGGATGGAGAAAACTATGCCATCAGTGATGGTGGTTTCAGTGAAGAGATTGCTCCCATCTTAGAGAAGGTCAATCCATATGATATAGTACTGGTTCAGATTACCAGAGACGGGTGTTCCTATAGAGGTGACTCTCGTAAATACTTCAATGGAAGATTACAGAATGAAATGATTATAGGTCATCGTACAGAGATAGAAGAGGAAGATATGTTGCCCGAACAGCTGCAGCTTCTTACCTATCGTGTACACAATAATGGTACCCTAGAGTCATTCCACCAGATCTTGAGTGATATCTATACACAGCTATCAAGATCAATGAATTAGGCATATATAAAAGGATATTGCAATGGATAGTAATGAAATAGTTTCGATGTTAGAAGAGAGTGTATGTTTGGTAGAGTTCACCAAGGTGAACGGTGAAAGCCGACTCATGAAATGCACCTTGATGTCTGATAAGATTCCTGTCAAACCAATTCATCCAGCCGAGACCCGGTATCCCCAAATGCGAGAGAAAGTCATCTCTGTGTGGGATGTCGAGAAAGATGGCTGGAGATCATTCAGAGTTGATTTATTTAAGAGTATTGAGAAGGTAGAATAATATGAGTTGTGTCTATAAAGGCGAAGTCGTAGAATCAGAATTATCTGGTAATGCCAATGGTGGGTCAGAGCAGATGCGTAAGCGTCTACTCAATAATGTTAGATCAGATCTATTAGAGAATTTTGCGATTCACTTCTCGCGTCCTAGAAAGATATACGATGATGTTCCTAATATCTTATATTGCCACGATTTGGCAGAAGATCCAGAGAATAAAATTCTATTCAACCGAGGCTGGGAAGAGTTTGATCATTTCGTTTTTGTTTCGGCCTGGCAACGAGATCAGTACATCAACATGTATGGTATTCCATATTCTGATTGTTCTGTCATCTATAACGCAGTAGAAAAGCAATACAATCCGGTCGATAAGCCAACAGATACGATTCGCTTCATTTATCACACGACACCCCATCGAGGCCTTGAATTGTTGGTTCCTATCTTCGACCAATTGTGCAAGACACACGATAACATTCATCTTGATGTATTCTCTTCGTTCGAGATCTATGGATGGCCTGAGCGTGATGAGATGTATAAAGAAGTCTTCGAGCAAATTAAAGAGCATCCAAAGATGACGTATCACGGCTCAAGACCAAACGAAGAGGTTCTGTACTATCTCGATAAGGCTCACATCTTTCTTTATCCGAATATTTGGAAAGAAACATCTTGTATTGCACTGATTGAGGCAATTAAGAGCCAGGTCATTTGTGTCCATCCTAACTATGGAGCCTTGGCAGAGACGGCAAGTAATGCGACAATCATGTATGATTATAATGAAGATTTAGGCAAGCATGCAAATTTCTGTTACTCTGTCGCATTGCAATTAATCAATACAATCAAGCAAGATGAAAATTATTTCAATCGGTTTTCAAAATCCGATCGCTTCGCTTTGGCCCGAAATAATATAGAGTCATTCACGACCATGTGGAACTCATTATTGGCCAATCTGATTTACAAATTCGATAATCAAGATGAAGAAGATGAAGGATAACATCATTCAGTTCCCTCAGATGCACTTTCCTGGGTCACCCCCACAGAGTGCGGAAGAGATAGCAGAGCAGATCAAACAGTACAAGAAAAGTTATTCAGATGAGATTGCTGAGATTCTATGGCAAAATCTTTTGGGTGAACTTGGTCGTGCTGGGTGTGATTTGAATTCAGATGTTGATAAGCATTTCCCATCAATGATTCTGATACTCGAATCAATACGATCTCTGCACCTAATGACCCAGGGGCTTGACCATCCGCTACAGCAATTCGCGAAAGATAATATCTCTTATGAAGAGTGGGATGGCAAGCAGGGTCTTGACTTTGACGATCAATAGTGATATAATACTCGATCAAATTAAACAATGGTAATAACATGATTTTGGTAGACTATAACCAGGTTATCCTTGCGAACCTGTTCGCCTCGATTGGAAACCACCACAACATCGAATTAGATGATCATCTCGTTCGACATATGTTCCTCAATTCACTCCGATACAATCGCAAGAAATTCTCCGAAGAGTATGGTGAATTGGTCATCTGCACAGATAATCGAAATGTCTGGCGACGAGACCTCTATCCTTACTACAAGGCCAACCGAAAGAAGAATCGTAGTGAATCTGAAATCGACTGGAATGCACTTTTTGAAATTATGGATACCTTGAAGTGTGAGGTCAATGAACACTTTCCTTACAAGGTTCTTGGGTTCGATAGGTGTGAGGCGGATGACATCATCGGCACCATCGTACACGAATATGGCACCGAGCTCAACATGGGCTCTGAACCCATTCTGATTCTATCGGGCGATAAGGATTACATCCAGCTCCATACGTATGCGAATGTTTCTCAGTTTGATCCAGTAAGAAAAAGATGGATCAGAAACGCGAATCCCCATAAATATTTGCAAGAACACATTTTAAAAGGAGATGTTGGCGACGGTGTACCAAACGTCCTCAGTGCTGATAATTGTTTGGCGGTTGGTGAAAGGCAAAAGCCTATGACCAAAAAAAGAATGGAAGCATTGCTTAAAGAGAATGCTGAAATGGACGTGGAGACAACATTAAGATACAATCGTAATAAGGCAATGATTGACTTGTCTCAGGTACCCCAAGAATATAAAGATAAAATCTTAGCTAAATTTGCCGAAGAGAAACCTATCGGCAGAGAGAAACTCTTTAATTTCTTTGTCCAGAAAAAACTAAAAAACCTCATGACAGATATTCAGGATTTTTGATATGCCCATGCGACTATCCCTAGCGGAAATTGTAGACGAATTACCTAAACTTTCGAAAAAGGCCGACAAGATACAATGGCTTCGAAAGTACGATTCTGTACCTTTAAGACAAGTACTCCGATTGACCTACGACAAATCTATTGAATTCTTAATACCTAATACACCACCGCCGTGGAAGAAAAACGATTACATTGGTGTTGAGGGTATGATGTATAATGAGGCCCGCCGACTTAGAATTTTTGTCAAGGGTGGTGGATACGATAATTTACCCGTTTTAAAAAGAGAAAATTTATTCATCAGTCTTTTAGAAGACGTTGATAATAATGACGCCGAACTTCTTTGCAAGATGATTGCTCAGAAACCACTGAAGGGGCTTACAGCCAAGACCCTCGAAGAGGCATTTCCTACTATTTACGAGACGAGGATAGCGTAATGGCAAAGCGATATAAGAATTTCCGTAAAGGAAAATCTTCAGATCCCTATGCTGACGAATGGGGTGACATCAACGAAGACCGACGAAGGGAAAAGCAGAAGAAAGGTGGTGCTAAATACCAACGCCGGAATCGACGTGAAGAGAAATTCCAGACGTATCGAGATTGGCGAGATAATTAAAAATAATTTCAAAAAAGTGTTGACATTTCTCCAAATGTGTGATAGTATGACAATATGAAATGGAGAAGTAAAGCTATGAAGGACAAAGTAATCCTCACTGATTGTGATGGCGTCCTATTGGATTGGGAATACGGTTTCGCGACCTACATGAAAGATAGGTTCGGCCTCACTCCAATACGAAATGATGTATATTCTGTAGGTGACACCTATGGGATCACCAAAGCAAAGGGACGTGAATACGTTCGAATCTATAATGAGAGCGCTGCGATTGGTTCTCTCACCCCCTTCAGGGATGCGAAGAAATATGTGACCAAGATCTACGAAGAACTTGGTTATGTGTTTCATTGTATCACCTCACTCAGTACAGACCGACACGCTGGAGAACTTCGAAGGAAGAACCTCGAGACCGTATTCGGTAAGGGAGTCTTTGAAAAGATTGTCTGCCTAGAATGTGGTGCTGACAAGGATGAGGCCCTCGAAGAATATCGAGACACTGGTTGTCTCTGGGTCGAAGATAAATACCTCAACTGTGAGGCAGGAGAAAAGGTAGGACTTGATCCAATCCTCATTCATCATTCTCATAATAAGGATATGAAAACTCCTTATAAGACTGTGATGAATTGGCGTGAAATCTACGAATCGCTTATATAAATAAATGCATTAGGTGGAGTTTTATGCCAACATACGATTTTAGAGATACTAATACCCAAGAAGAGTTTTCTAAACTCATGTCTATCGCTGCGAAAGAAGAATATCTAGCAGCCAATCCTCATATACAGCAATTAATGACCGGTTTTCTGGGAATCGGTGACCCAGTACGTCTCGGGCTCAAAAAGCCCGATGCGAATTTTCGTGATGTGTTAAAAAAAGCAAAGGAGAACCATCCCGGTTCAAGAACAATAAAAAACACGATCAATGACTTCTGACTTAAGGGGTCATGCAAGGAGGTCCCAATGTCTAAACAGCAACGAAGACTCTCACGAAAAGAAAAAAGGAGAAATGAAAGCACTACAAACTACATAGTCAATAATCGATTCAACATGAGACGTATCGATCCTTTGACACCCTCGCAAGAGGAGTTCTTTGATGATTATACAAGGGGGTATAACATCGCTGCCGTAGGTACTGCAGGCACGGGTAAAACAATGTGCGCAATGTACCTTGGACTAAGAGATATCTTATCCAAACCTGATTATGAAAAAATCATCGTCGTACGGTCAGCCGTACAGACACGGGAGCAGGGTTTCATGCCCGGTAATAAACAACAAAAGGAGGCAGTTTTTACAACCCCTTACGCAGACATATGCGTAGATCTTTTCCAACGTGGAGACGCTTGGGATATTCTCAAACAAAAAAATATGGTGGAGTTCACCACCTCATCCTTCGTCAGAGGGCTTACCTTTGACAATTCAATCATCATCGTCGATGAATGCCAATCAATGACACTACACGAACTAGACAGTATCATCACCCGTGTCGGGGAATGCTCTAAAATCATCTTTTGTGGAGACACAAAGCAAGACGATCTAGCAACGAACAGACACAAAATGGATGTATCTGGCCTGCCTGAGTTCCTTCAGGTCCTAGAAAAAATCCCTTCATTTAGGGTTATCAATTTTGGTATCAACGACATCGTTCGTTCCGGTTTGGTCAAAGAATATATACTTGCCAAAGAGGGTTATAACCCCGAGAGGTTCTTAGAGGCAGTATAGTGGCCATTGGCGATCTAAAATACATAGTTAACAGTACCGGATTCGGTATTACGGAGGCGGGGTTCGATTCGGACCCCAATTCCAATACTCTACCCACGATCTTATCAAACGCGCATCCTTCTGATAGGGTGTTTCAATTTGAGGTGGAGTTATATGTTAATAATTCAATTATAGACACGGAGAGTGGAGCTAACACAGTCTACTCGAATACTGCTGTCTACGATATAGATAATGTATCAATTAGTCCAACCATGATTCCCGGCGCAAGTAGATTAGCAAATAATGTTATCGAAGTAAGAGAATTGGCAGTTATAGGCAATTTTCTCGATGAAATTTTTACCTTTCAAACATTCAATACAATTCCAAGCTCTAATGGTACCACAATAGAAAGTACAACCTATGATACGATTCAAGGTGCCAATACAGTTTATTCTAATACGACAATCACCAATACACTTGGTCAATCGTTGACCGTTAATACATCTTTCATTGATACTCAGATTATAAATAGTGTTACCTCAACAGAATTTGTGCCCGACGGTTATTTCACTGAGATATCAAATAATTCTGTGGGCATGTTGGCTGCTTATAATTACATACC